GTCGGCATGGCGGCGATTATCGCGCTGTCGAACTGCGCACGCACTGGCCTCACGTTGTTCTTCATGATGGCCTTCTCGGACTGGCGGATCATGTAGCCGAGTTCTTCCGAGACGGGCACTCCGTATTCGATGGCCAGCCTCCCGGCCAGCAAGTAGACGATGGCTTCCTCGTATTCGTCAGGCAGCGCGATCTGGGTCTGGAGCGTCGTGAACTGGTTGACGGGCTTCAGCGACTCGAGGAAGAGGGTGTAAGAGACGTCCGTGGTCAGGTCGAAGTAGATGACGCCGTTCGGGTGCTGCGGGTCGAAGAAGAGCCTGCGCGGGCGGCCGGTGTTCCCCTTCAGCGCGATGGCGTTGTATTCCGCGCTGGTCATGTTCACGTCCACCGAGTGGTCGTAGTTCGCGGTGTCCCGCAGGTAGGCATCCGTCACGCGGTCGGGGCGCGCGGTGTCGAGCTGCGCCCCGCTGCCGATCGTCCTGCTGCCGATCCCCGCCGAAACGCTGAAGCTCTCGATCGTCCGATAGGGGATCATCAGGCGGCGGGCGCTCCAGCCCTTCAGCATCCGGTTCAGGACGGTCAGGGCATTGGCGGCCTCGTCCCCGTCCACGGGCTCGCCCGGCGTCACCGTGCTGATTGCACGGAGAGCGCCGGTAACGAGGTCGTTGCCTGTCGTGGTCATTTAGAGGGTGACCTCGGCAAAGGTCTTCTCGGGGCGGAAAACGTGGATCAGGTACGTCTCCGCGGCCGGGTCGATGGGAGAGCCGGTCAGGTTGCCGAACGTGATCGCGAGCGTGTCTGCTGCGCTCACGCGGGCAGTGCTGATGACCAGGCCGGCGCTGAGCGACGGCTTGGAAACCTGAACGAAGTCGCCGACCTTGAGGCCGGCCACGGTAAAGGTCTGCTCGGCACTGGTGTTGGCCGCAACGCTGGCAACGTTGAGGCTCTTGCTGACAACGCACCAGCGGTCTTCATTGATCTGTACACCCATGTTTGAGTCCTTTCGATGGGAGGGGTTAGGCAGCGGCCTTGGCCGACTCGAAGGCAGCGATCATCTGCTCTTTGGTCAACTCGGCGTCGAGGGTCTGGCCGAAGGCGTCGAAGTACGCCTGGGCGATCTCCGCCTTGGTCATCTTGGCCAGCGGCTTGGTCGGCTCGGGTTCCTCGTTCTTCTCGGTCTTCGCCGGCATGACCAGCGGGGCGCCGGAGACGCCGACCAGGGTCGAGGTCGGGAACTTCGCGGGGGTGTCGTACCAGCCCTGCTTGTAGAGCTCCTGCGCGTTCTCCGCCGAAACGGTCATCGAGCCCTTCTCGGGATGGTAGACGACGGTCGGCTCGGCGTAGTAGCCCTGGTTCAGCCAGGTCTGCAGGTCGGCCTTGAGCACGGTCTTGTGCTGGTTCAGGCCGGGGTTGAAGACCGCCACGAGTTCGTAGCGCTCGACGCGGCGGAAGCCGGAGTTGCCCAGCTTTTCGGTGTCGCGCTCGTCGGCTTCCATGATGTGCTGGTTGCCGGGGTTGTAGAACAGAACGAGAGACATAGTGAATCCTTTCAAATGTTAAAAGAGACGGGCGGGGTGTTACCCCCGCCCGGTTGCGATTAAGCCCCGAAAATGCGGCAAGCCCACTCGCGGTAGAGTGCCTGGAGACCATAGAACACGTCGATGCGGTCCACAAGCTGCGCGTTGGTGATGTCGTAGCCGCGCATGTAGCGCATGCTGATGCCCTCGAAGGTCTTCGTGGAGGCTTCCACGGACACCGACGGGCTGGTCAGCTTGGCGAACGCCACGGTGAAGGCGTCCTTGTGAAACGCCAGGTTCTGGGCATACAGCGTCGAGGCGGTGCCCACCACCGTGATCGCGGCGTTGTCGGCCGGAGAGGCGCTCACCGTCTGCGTTGCGCCCGAGGTGATGATGCTCGGGAAGATGGCAGCGGTCAGGTTGCCCGAACCGTCCGAGGACACGTCAGCGGTCACGACGAACTGCTGCAGTTTGGACAGGGTGGCCTTGGTCTGCGGGTTCACCATGTACACGCCGGCGATGGTGAAGATGTCGCCCTTCTTCAGGCGGGAGGCCGCGGCTGCGGTCCAGCCGTCGGTCACCAGCGAGGAGCCGGTCTGGGAAGCACCGTTCACCAGCGGGGTGCCACCGAGGGGGCCGACCAGATGGTTCGGGGTGTTCTGCGACATGTACACGTCGAAGTCGGAGATGCTACCGAAATAGGCCTTGGTAACGGCCTTCTCGGCAACCTTCTCGATCGCCAAACCCTTCAGTGAGTCCGCCGTCTTGTTGCGTGCAGCCGGGTTGATGATGACCATGCGATCGGTCTGCGGGCACAGGTTGTCGTCCAACTTCTCCATCGCGTCGCCATAAGGACCCCAGGAAGCCGGGGTCACGCCGGGCGTGCCGACCGCGTTACCCACCAGCACGTAGCAGCGGGCGAAGGCGTCGGCGTCGACGACGTTCGCCAGCGTGGTCATGCGGGTCTTGAGGAAGCGGTCGCTAAAGCGGGCCATGTTGGTTTCGGGATCCTGAACAACCAGCGCCAGCTCGGCCTCCGGGATGTTCATGTCGTCGCCCTTCACCGTGTCGATGGTCAGGCTCACCGATTCTTCGGTGAAGTCGGATGCCGAACGGGTCCAGCCGGTACGAACCGAGCGCTTTGCGGGCTTCGGGATCGTGATGGTGGGGCCGGTGCGGTGATCCTGGACTTCGAGGTTGAACTTATCCTCGTAGTCGCGGTTCATGTTCTTGAGGAAGTAGAGCTCGTTCGTGAAGATGCGAAGAGACTCAGCAGCCACAAGGCTTACTGCATTAAACGTGTTAGCCATGGTGAAATCCTTTCAATAGCTATTTACGCCGTAGCTGATTGGCTTTCTTGATGTACGCGCCGGCATCGTCAGACTGGGCGAGGTCGCCGAGGGTCTTCGTTACCGTCTCGCGTGCACCAACCGGCTTGATCGGGTCGGGCGCGTTGGTTACGGGCTTGGGCGGAGGCGGGGCTTTGAGCCGTGCCTCCAGTTCGAGAAGTTTCCGACCCGCTGCGAATTCGCTCAGTCCGCTCAGCTCTTCGAGGACGGCGGGGTTGCGCGCGAGGTGGTAAGCCACCTCCGCCCCCATATCCTCGCTGGCGATGTACTCGGCAAGCACCGGATTTCCCATCAGGATGGGGGCAAACGGCGATACGATATCGTCGTAATCCTTGTACTTCGTCCGAGCCTGCGCCTCCCGTGCGTCGATCTGAGCCTTCACGGCCTTCAGACGCTCGGTTGCCTGCTGCTGCTCAAACTGCTTTTTCGCCTCCTCGGTAGCCTGCTTGAATCCTTCGTTCTTCGCCCACTCGCGGTGGGCGGAGAGGAACTCGTCAATGGTGCCGAAGTTCTCGAGCTTCGGCTCTTCGCCGGAAGCTTGGGCAGCCTGCTGGCCGGCCTGCTGGGGTGCGGGCTTCGCCTGCACCTGCTGGAGCTGAGCCTTCAGGAGGTAGTTGTCGCGGGTCAGTTGGTCGATTCGCTTTTGAAAGCCGCCCTGTTTCTTGGGCTTGCCTTCGTCGGTGGAACTCTCACCGGATTCCTGCGAAGGGGCTGATTCTTCGCCTGCGGCCTCGGTCGAGGCTTCAGCCGTGGGTTCGGTGGCTTCGGTTGCAGGAGCCGCCGGTTCCTGGGTCTGCGGCGCAGCGGGATCCGCCGCCACCGCTTCGGTGGTTTGGTCAGTCATGTCATACCTTTTCGGTAAGGATTGAGCCCCGTGGTGCCGCACGGGTACGGATTGCCCCCTGGTGGGGGAATTTGGTTACAGGCCAGTCCAAGGCGCGCCCCATTTGGTCGCCCATGCGGAGCCATAACTACGTGACGGTATTCCAGCTTATGCCCCATATGTCTGATAGGTAGTTGCCGACAATGTTTACTTCCAAAGTGTTGAGTACGCGCGGCCAGACAAGCACCATGCCAATTTTTCCGTTGAATGGCGCGGTTTCTAGTGCGCGGTTACCGATAGTGTCAATATTGACGGTGTAGCTAGTGGCCGTAGTATTGGAGCCATCAGCAAGGCCGTTGTAGTTCTGCGTGGTGCCGGAGGCTTGAGTGCGGCAAGTTCCGATGAAAGGAGTGCCCGCAACAACAGCGTTGCTGCCCACGACATAATTGGTTACGCCTGATTTTTGCGTGTGCTGGAAGGCAACCCCAGCAACGGCTACGCAGAAATTCATGCCGTTGGTATTGCTGCCAACCGTTGCCTGTGTTCCGGTGGTAACATCGGCCTCAACCACATGGAACACCGTAACGCCATTCGTGGCCGGGTTGATGCCGCTGGTTAGCGTCATGATGTCGTTAGAGCCATCAAAATCAATTACATTTAACCCGTTTAGCGTGCGGGTGTTGGTGGTCGGTTGCTTGGTTCCCGTGGCCTGTACAGCATGATTGGCATTGCCGGATTTGTCGTTCCATTGCGAAACTGCGTTAGCCACATGCGTGATGGTGCTTGTATCGGAAGCATCAAGCCACAGCGCCAAGTTGGGGACTGAGGTGGGAACAAAAGCGTTTATAGTTACGCTGGTTGTGGCTGAGGCCGTACCCGTACCAATCGCATTAATAGCGCTTACCCGGAAGTCATACAGCGAACCGTTGGTTAGCCCGGTTATAACGATGTCCGTGTCTGTGCTGGGCGAATGGGAGGCGGTGAGCCACGTTCCGGATGAGTTAAGCTTATACTCAACCAGATAATCGGTAATCGGTGAGCCTTTGGGGTTAGGTGCAGTCCAATACAGACTGGCCTGTGAATCTTCGGGAATGACCACCAAACCCGTTACCTGACTAGGAGCCGTGGCGGTTTGGGCAATTTCAAGCGCAGCATCGCATATAGCCGCCATGAGCGTATAGGAAGCCACGGTGGGGTGAATACCGTCAACAGAACCCGCGCCCGTGTAATCGGATGGCGTTGGCCACAGGCTGGCATAGTCGGCCACGATATAGCCGTAGGTGGCTGCGCCATCGCGGATAAGCGTGTTATAGGCTAGGCGTTCAGTTTCTTTTTGTGTTTGGTCAGTACCCGAACCCGTCCACAGGCGCGGTAGCATGGTGCCAACCACGACATTGGTGAAGTTGGCCGCTTGCATGGTCTGAATATAGGGTAGGAGCCTGTCATTAAAGATGGTGGCTCCGAAGCCCACGATAGTACCAGACGCG